CTACAGATAACGATGTACTTTCATTGAAGGTACATTAACACCACTCATATTGGCCAATTTGTCCTTATGGGTGTCAAAGAAGCCTGGTACGATTTCTTTTTCGACCAGAACTTCCTGATTCTCGTCCACAAAAATTATGCGGTCGAGCATGTACCTGTTAAAAACTTCATTGAAGTCGATAGCAGAGATATCATCTTCGGTTACCGAATCCGGTAGATCCTCGATGAGCTCATCCTTGATACGTAAATAACGTTGCAAGTATGGTGCTGTTTCAAATACCTTACGCTTTGTAGGCTTTTGAACCAGTAATTCCATAAAGATGTTACCCCTTAGGTACCTCTCTATGAATCTGTGGTGGGTAAATATACCCTCCGACTCAAGTTTCCTGATCAGGGCATTTCCCCGCTCAGAAAACCGTTCCACCAGTTCACTGTATTCAGTGAATTTGATGGGATCCTTGAAGGGCAGTTGGGATTCCAACTCGCTCTTCGAGCTCACCCCGTCCTCCATTAATTCTTGGAGTTCTAGGGTCCGCTCCTGGAGCGCGGTAATTCCGCGCTGACAGGGGTTTGACGTAAGTTTCCGGAGGAGCCTTCCTTCGGGCCTTATGTTCTTCCCAATTTTGATCTTCCAAAGTAGAGATCGGATTGGGAATGGGCTTTGCCGAAAGTGGGATTCCACTTCATCGTCAAAGGCTAATGACAGTCCCCCTAACTGTTTAGGGAGGAACATCATGTGCCATATTTTGGGTGACTTCACCTTAGATGGCAGTAGAGGCCGCATCCTACTAATAAATAGGTCGCGGACTATGGTGCTGAAGGGCCTATCGGCTATATACTTCAGCGTCCTCATCAACTGGAACGCTTTGCCAATTGCAACGTTCCGGTCGTCTTTCTTCAACATGGTCGATTGACTCTTTGTTAGAAGTCTAACCTTTACACTATCAATTGCTGGTGTAAGGTCTAAACGGTCCTCATCAAGATCTTTGAAGAGTACCTTATGCCGAAAATTCTCTACGTAGAGGATCTTTTCGGTGTATCTCACCATAATCTTGGAAATTCCATGCTTATTAGGTGAAACGACTGAACCCGATTTCAGAAAATTCTCTGTTATCCTGTTCAGGTAGGATCGGGGACCACGAGCAATGTGGTCGTCGCCCCCAATGTGGACCGCCCTCTGGAATTTCCGAGGCATCGGCCCATTAAAGCTGCTTTCCAGTCCATTGTACTGTAGACAGCTGAGCTCCTCAACCGCTAGGCTGAGGATCGTGAGAACAGGTTTGGCAATTGCCTCACCCATCATCACTCCCCTGGAGGTGTACCATACACCATCAGGTTC